ATGGTTTGTTTGACTTGAGCACATTCTTGCCCAAGAAGCCCACGGACGTTGAGTTGAAAGTGATCAAAGAGATGTTTGAAGCATCAGTTGATGGTCAACCTTACGACACCGAGCGTTGGGGTCAATACTTCCGTCCTGCTGGTGTACAAGCACCTGCTGGTGGTTCCGCTCCGGCACCTGCTGTGGATGAGGATGCTCCTGCAGTCAAGCCTGCATCCCGAGTGGCTGCACCTGCCAGTGACTTTGACGAAGACGATGCTCCTGTAGCAACTGCTCCTGTGGCAAAGCCTGCTGGTGGTGGACAAAAGGCCGAAGATATTTTGGCCATGATCCGCGCACGTCAGAATAAATGATACGACTATTAGTCAGTGGCGCTAGTTGGGCCAGTTGCTGGCCATTAGAAGAAAAGTTGGGCCATCGAAAATTAGGATGGCCCAACTTGGTATCAGAGCATTTCAATTTTGAATTGATTGATAAATCTCGTGCAGGATCAAGTAATTATAGAATCTATAGAAAAGCATTTTCTGGTATGCTAGATAATGTTGACCTAATGATTGTATTATTAACTTCCTGGACTCGTTTTGAATCTGGCGCAACATTTGGACCAAAACCAGGAAGCATATATCAACACATGCCAGCAGATATTGAGTCAACAGAAGCATTCAAATTGTTTTTTAATGGGTACAAGAACTATTCGGATATGTTGCGACAAATTATATCTTTACAGTCCTTGTCAACAACAAAAAAAATTCCATGTTTTTTCCTAGATACGCAAAATAATAATTTGTATCGTGATATTTCTTTAGATGACTTTCAAAACATTTTAAAGTATAATATTGCTGTATTCGATAATCTCAATGATAAAAGAATTGAAGACAAATTTAAAACAATCAAAATGTTGGAATCCAACATTGATTGGACAAAATTTATCTCAGAAAAAACATGTGAAGACTTGATACAAGGATGTAAAATTGATTCTGGCCACCCGGTAGAAGATGGACATGCAAAAATAGCAGGTATTGTAATAAATTTTTTAGAAAGTATAGGTTATGGGAAAACCATTTGACGTAAGCAAGTTCCGCAAGGAAATTACCAAAAGCATTGACGGACTCTCTATTGGCTTCAATGATCCAACAGATTGGATATCAACAGGCAACTATGCCTTGAACTACTTGATCTCGGGCGACTTTAACCGTGGCATTCCTTTGGGCAAGGTCACTGTGTTTGCCGGAGATTCTGGTGCTGGCAAAAGTTATATCTGTTCCGGCAACATTGTGAAGAATGCACAAGAGCAAGGTATTTTTGTAGTGCTAATTGACAGTGAAAATGCTCTTGACGAAGACTGGCTCAAAGCACTCGGTGTTGACACTAGTGAAAGCAAACTGCTCAAGTTGAGTATGGCCATGATTGACGATGTGGCCAAAACCATATCCACATTCATGAGTGACTACAAAGCACTGGCTGAAGGTGAGCGTCCCAAAGTTATGTTTGTGATTGACAGTTTAGGTATGTTGTTAACACCCACAGACGTTAATCAATTTGATGCAGGTGAGATGAAAGGTGACTTGGGTCGCAAACCCAAAGCACTTACTGCACTTGTTCGTAATTGTGTCAACATGTTTGGTAGTTACAATGTGGGCTTGGTGTGTACCAATCATACCTACGCAAGCCAAGACATGTTTGATCCAGACGACAAGATCTCCGGAGGCCAAGGTTTCATTTACGCTTCGTCAATTGTTGTGGCCATGAAAAAGATGAAACTCAAAGAGGACGAGGACGGAAACAAAGTGTCTGAAGTGAACGGCATCCGTGCCGGTTGCAAAGTCATGAAAACACGCTATGCCAAACCTTTTGAAGGCGTGCAAGTCAAAATTCCTTACACAACAGGTATGAGTCCGTATTCTGGACTTGTGGACTTGATTGAGAAAAAAGAAATGCTCAAGCGTGAAGGCAACAGTCTGGTGTTTACCACAAGCGATGGTGAAATTATCAAGAAGTTCCGCAAGGCATGGGAAAAGAATGATGATGGCTGCCTAGACCGGGTTATGGCAGATTTTGTAAATCAGAAGGCAGAGGTAAGTACGCAGGAGGAAACAGCAGATGAGTGAAGCAATAGCCAGTGAAATTTGGGGAGAACTCAAGCGTTTTGTAAACACCGTGGACCGTGACGAAGCCGCTGAAACTGTGATACAGATCTTGATGGATAATGACTCAGACGTGGAAGATATTCGTGCAGCCTTTAAGGGGGACACTGATATCAAACGTGCCTTGACTGCCTACCTTGACAACGACAAGGACTATGAGGCCGAAGACGAAGAGGATGAGTTTGAAGAAGAGGAAGAAGACGAAGACTGGGAAAACTAAATGTGGTACAGCCGCGTAGTTGCCAGCCTTGGTGCTATTCCAGACTTTATCAGTCACTATGAACGTGAACTGGAGGATGCCAAAAAGGACTGTAAAATCTACGGCATAGTAGAAAAGAATATCACAGCCTTGCCCGGTATTACCGAACACCGTTTTAATCAGTTACAAGAGATTGAGGCAGTACTCAACTATCTCAATATTCAACTACGGAAAATACGCAGACGGCACTTTCAAAAGTATCTAGAAAATTATGCTCGTGCCCTGACGTCTAGAGATGCTGAAAAGTATGTGGACGGCGAAGATGAAGTGATTGACTACGAAACCATCATAAACGAAGTGGCATACCTACGCAATCGTTGGTTGGGCATTCTCAAAGGACTTGACACCAAACAGTGGCAAATGGGCCATGTGGTGCGGTTAAGAACTGCAGGCATGGAAGATATTCAGGTGTAAAATGTCTGCATAAAATTTGGCTAGATACAAGAATTTCTGTAACAAAAACTTATTGTCAACAGACTAAATACTGTAAAGGGAGATATAATTATGGGTATAAAACAAGTTCAAATGGAGTTTCAGGTTGCTGCCAATGATGGAGTATCAGCACAGGTCACTATCACAGCAGGTGGCACACAAGTATTTTCTGGCCCATTGGCGCAGACTACCAATCCCTTGCCCGGACAAGTATATGACGATGCTACACCATTTAGTTTGGTTGAATTTGACTTGGAGGTAGAAAACATTCCCAATCCGCCATATAGTGCAAATGCTTATCCAACATGGTTTACACCAGTGGATGTGACTATTGCTGTGTCAGGAGGCAATATTTGTCTACAAGCCACCGAAGCCAATTATACAGGACTATTAGTCGAAGTTAACCCACCAACTACCCCGGCCACAGTTCAGTTAGAGCCAGGCAACGCTGACCAATTTGTTGTGTTGCGATATGCTACTCAGCCGGTTTGGACCCCACCAGCAACTGGCAGATTGGATATCAATGACAATGTTGACACTGGCCCAGGTTCATTACTGTTAACAGACAACGAATCAGTAGCATATCAACTTTCTATGACTTTGTACAGTGCGTAAAAGTAAACTCAAAGTATTATCAATATAAAGTATTACTTTTGTATTAACCCTGCCCTGTGCAGGGTTATCTTTTTGCAGTTGACCATGAATTGGAATTTTGCTATACTACTACAATAAAGAAACAAAGGAATATATGAATCTAAAACTCAAAGCAGTATTACAAACAGCAGGAATCCTTGCTGTGATTTGTACCGTAACGGTTGGTCTACAACTTTTGTTAGCAGGTTTAACTGCCGATGAAATCGCCAAAATTCTATCAGTAGGAAGTATTACATTTTTGATATACGCCATGTATCTGGTGGTACTTAGTCGCTTGGAATACACCCAAAAAGTTGATGAAATCAACAAAAAGTAATACTTTTATAGTACTTGACCATTAAATGGTCTTTTGCTATAATATACGCATAGACAGACAGTTTTAACCCGCACAAAAAGGAGCCAACTATGAGTGCAATTCGTGTTTTACGTGGTGTGTATCGCAACCAACCCGTGCAAGATATTTCTTTTACACTTGTAAAAGGATTTCAGACCGGAGCCAAAGGTGGCTTTGTTACTGTAAAAAATGAGGGACAATTCCCCGGTTTTGCACCTACAATCCGTATTACTGTTGACAACCCTTCAGATATCGAGTATACTAACAGCATGACAAAAGACAACACCGTACATTTTGAGAAACAAGTTCTTGTGGCCGAAACAGACGAAGATGCAATGACACGTATCCGTGAACGTTTTGACATCTTGACAGAAATGACCAAAGCGGCCACTGCCGGTGACATCCGTGCCATGATTGTGAGCGGCCCTCCTGGCGTGGGCAAGAGTTTTGGCGTTGAGCAAGAAATTGAAAAGGCCTGCTTGTTTGACAAGATTTCAGGCAAGAAACTTCGTGCAGAAGTTGTGAAAGGTAGTGCAACACCAATTGGTTTGTTTCAAACCCTGTAC